CATTTCAGGCTTTGGTTGTGGAGTTTCTATAATTTCTACTGGCTCTTGTATATCTGGAATTGCCATGATTTCTTGAATATCTTCTACTACTGTTTCCATAGTTACAATTTCAGGCTCAAAAGAATTAGTTTCTATAATAGGAGCATATTCTACTGTTTGTTCAAAGACAACAGTTTCTGTAGGCATAATTTCTATCATTACCATTTCTGGCATACCAACATCATAGTTATCCATCTCTTCATAAGAAACTTCAGGTGTTGTATCCTCATAATCATAAGTATCAGTTGTTACTACAGTTTCATTAAGCATAACTTGTGTTTCTATATATTGTAAGTAGGTTGTAACGACTGTTGAGATAACATTGTACTGCACATCTAGCTGAACATTATCAAAGTAATAATTTTTTTTGCCACCTACAGACACAAACAGCTTATCTAAGCCACCAGAATAATCATAGTTACCTGCGTAATCTGTTGTTCCAGACGCTAAGTCTGTTTTATCTGTCCATAATAACGTATTATTATTATATCCTTTAAGCTCAAAATAGATTTCTGTATTGTTTTGTGAGTGCCAAGCATCTAAACTCCAGTTCAAAGCACCACCATTTTCTATATGAAATTGTGAAATATCTATGTTTTGTTGAAAAGTAGTTAGTGTATTAGACGTTCCTTTGCCACATTTACCAGTACCACCAACTTCTGATGGACAAGTAACCATTTTAGCACTTCCGATTCCCCCCCAATCCTGATCCATATCCCCTTCGTATTTAGTAGTTACAACACTTGTATCTTTATGTAATAGATTACCAGTTGTTTTATTTTCAATAGTAACAGTAGTTTCTGTAACTTCTTGAACATCACCTTGTTCTTCTATTACAGTTGTAGTTGTAGTTCCTTCATCTTGCATTTGTCCCCATGAATCAAAGGAGAAGGAGCAAGAACAACAAACCACCAATACCAAGACCAGTAGCTTCTTCATCTGTTAGTATCTCCTCATTTACAACATTATCTTTTTTCCATTGTTCATAGTCAGGTCTTTTATCTGGGTTTTCAGCCCATGCTTTTGCAGCATCTATTCCTATTTTCCCCATGTATGGACAAGGTGTACCTGCCATTTCCATTGCTTGAAACACTCTTTCATCTTGGCATAACATAGCTACAGCACCAACTTTCATACCCATTCTAAACAATCTTGTTGATAATTTCATACGTTCACAGTTCAAATCTCTAATGGCTGTACCACCTGCTAGTCCAAATATTTGTGTTTGAATTGCCCCAGTAGCAGCAAAACTACAGACATCTTGATTATTGATGACAACGCTAGGGGCAGACGCTGTAGACGGAGTTCTATCTACTGTAGTTGTACCACTTACTGTCGAGCTAGTGCTAGAAACAGTATTACTTTGTGCTTTTGCTATACTACACCACGTCAACATAGACAAGAAAAAAACAACAAATAATATTGCCCATAGCTTTGCTTCCATTAGTCAGTCCAGTTTCCTAGTAACATCATTTGTGATAATTTTGCACTACGTCTTTTTGTTTGCCTAGCCCAATTACTGTCTAGCATTTCTTTAGTTGCTAATTTAAAATCTTCATTAGCTATTGCATTAAAAAATTTAGGAAATTTATTAGCATTAAATCTGCTTATACCCATATTAAAAGCCATATCTATTATAACAGCAGTTCTTACTTCATTTAAATGCAATATAGGAAAGTTCTTGATTTCTTCTTTAACTCTATCTATATCATTCATAAGCATAAATTCTGCTTCCTCTTGTGATATACCTAACCCATCTTTAGCAACATTCCTGCCAATACCTATTGTAGGGTGTCCTATAAGTATGTCCCCAGCTTTTAATTCTTGTCCTGTAGCATCATCATAAACTTTAAATTTAACACCTTCATGGTCGGATATTAAATCTATTAGTTTTTGTTTATGCATAAGTATTAGCTGTTCTACCACGCATTTGCATTACATGAGCTGTAGCTTCAGGTTGCTTCATACCTCTTTCCATTAATTCTTGTATCATCATCATTTCTTCTTCTGTTGGTTGATCTTGTTGTTGACCTCTTAATGCTTGTGCTAACATTTGTTGTTGGTTAAGTTGATTAGCAGGTGTTAATCCTGGAGATTGGCTTGCTTGTTTTGGTCCGAGAGCTTGACCTTGATTTCCTGGTGATATAAATTGCATAATACTTTCCTTTTATTGTTTATCCATAATGGTCTGCTAAATGCTTTTCTAGTTTTTTTACTAATCTTTCTTTAGTGTAACGTCTATCAAGTTCTATACCAACTTCTCTTCCTCTTGCTTCTAATTGCGTCTTTGACATCTTTGTTAAATCTTCTTTTGGTTGGCTTATAAACAATCTTGTTAACCATTTTCCGAAACTTTCAGACATTGTACTCTCCTTTATACCCAGATTTCTTTAGGTCCAAAACCAAAATAACTTCTGGCATGCCCTTCTTCAACTAATTGATCGCATATATTCCTACCTTCTACAAGAGGAATACCCAGTATTCTGCCAAACTTGCCCTTATCATCTTTTTCTGTTCTTACAATAAAGGTTTTTGGCAACAACTCTTTAAGCCTAGCCTTTGCAGCCAAACCCAACTTTTTTTCTTCCAAGTTTCTTGTTCGGCTTTCAGGAGTGTTAATACCGAATAATCGCACTCGCTCTTTCTGCAAGAACACTTTAAAACCGAGATCAATGTCAACATCTATAGTATCTCCATCTATTACTCTAACTAATTTAGCTTTATACTCATACATTAATCTTCCTCTTCTAGATAATTTTTAATACCTTCAAATTCATTTTTATATTTACTGTGAAAATAATCATTTTTCCAAGATGGGTCATAATATTTTCCAGCAATAGGGTCATCTTTAAACTGGTAAGCTCTTATCCATTCATCAAGTGCTGAAGCATCTATAAAATGATCTACATTTCTGCTATCGTTATAAGGAGATTTTCTACCTTCTTTAGGATTTAATACCATTGCTTGCATGTATTCTTTTTGTCGCATTTCATTCATACGACCTTGCCTTTGTTTTTGAAACCCAACAAAATCTGGATTTGTTCCTAATGTTCCTCTAAGGTTTTTCCATAATTTATTAAACTCTGGGTCTTTATTTTTCATATGATGTAAAGTTTCTCCAGCTATAGTAGAAGCAATTTCTTCTGGAGAACTAGAAAATTTTGGATTTATTTCTATAGTGTTTTTATATCCGTATTTTTTAGAATCATCATAATCTCCAGAAAGATATTCTGAATGACCTTCCATATTTTCATTCATAACTACATTTAAATCATTTAAATATTTTGCTTGTTTTGGGTGTTTTTTTCTTACAATAGATTTTGCTTTTTCCATGTCTACGTTTTTAAGAACACTTGATAGCATAAGTTTTTTTTCTTCTTCCGTCATGAACACAGTCTTTCGTATATCTCATTATGAATTAATAAATCGTCAACGAGTTCGTCAGATATAACGTCTATATCTGCATCAGTAGGATTAATAGGACTAGCAATTATGCAGTACCCTTTATTTCCGCTTCCTATACTTCCGCAACTTGCTACGCTTAGCAGAAGCAGAAATAGCATTATTTTTTTTCTTAACTTCATCAGCCACCCTAATATCGTCTAGTTGGTCTTTCATTACATCAGCTTGGACAGCTTTCCGCATTAGCATAAAGCCAAAAACTTTAGAAGCAAGTTTAGCAATAGGTCCTAAAGCAGAAAGCCAACCCATTATTTGTCGTCTTTATTTGTATTCTTACCTATATTACCAGCAACTAAGTTTAGTATGCGTAATATAAAAGAAATTGCTTTATCGTCTGTTTTCGTTGGCGTTAAGGCTGTGATTGCCGTTGCAGCAGTAACTAAAGCTGTAACAGCAGTAACCCAAGCAGGTGCGCCAGTTACTAAATTTAAAATCATATCCATATTAATCTCCTATTCTGCACTAAATGTGCCCATTTGCGACCATAAACTTCCAGGTTCATCTGTTCCATTTTGACTTCCTAATTGTGCCATTGCTTCATTCACATTAGTATATGGTCCTGACCCCCAGTTATTCTGATCCCATTCTGCATTATCCCATGCACTACCTTGTGCATTAGTATATGCCAACATCTTTTCTGAAAAAGTTCCAGTTGTAAAGCCTGAATCTGCAAAAACTTTATTCCAGTCCTCATTATAAGTTCCAGTTGTTCCTGCTTCGGCTCGGCAACTTGCTTGTCTAAGTGATTGTTGGCTCATGGTGTAAATGTCCCCATACTAGAAAAATTATAGTCTGATTGGTCTGTAGCAAAAGCTTGTATTGCTAAATTTATGTCTGTATAAGATGTTGTTAATTCGCCATTTATATATTTAAGTAATCTTTCATTAAATGTGCCAGCCGTAATAGAACGAGTATTAAACAACGCTATCCAATCTTCATTATGCAAAGCTTTTATTGAAGTTACACCTCTTATTGCTATTTGTCTGGCTTCTGAATTAGTTGGCATAATAAGCTCCCTAAATTTGCTTTATTATTATTGTAGCTAACATTACCATACTTGTGCCACTAAAGGCAATGAAGACAGCTTCTAGGCGTTTTATACGTGTAATAGTTTCTTTCCATCTTTCTGCACATACAGCTTCATGAGTATCAAGTTTGGCTTTTACTTGATTAGCAGACATCTTCACAATTATCTCCTATAAGCTTTCACATTAGCGTCAGAAGTCCAAGATTGTGTTTTAGCTATTACATCAACAGTTTTAT